TGGGATCGATCAATTCAGAAGATCCAAGTAAAATTGATGGAATTTGTATCAAATGTCAGGCATGTGTAAAAAAATGTCCAAAACAAGCAAAATATTTTGATGATCCGGCATTTTTATCACATGTTGAAATGTTAAAGAGAAACTATCAAAGAGCTGCTAAAAATGAAATTTTTGTGAGTGATGGCAGAGAAAATGAAATACAATAATTTTTAATCAAGTGGATGAAAACATCATTTTTCTGATATAATTAATTTATCAGCAAAATGATGTTTTTGCTATTTTCTTTGCGGATCATAAATTGAAATTATTCTGTAAAGATTTCCTCCACTTTACAAAAGAGGCATTTTCCCGCTTTTTCAAAATTTTGTGGCCATCCTTTTTATCAAATACGTTATGGGCGCTTGCGACACCGATCCAAACAGGAATCTTGGGCCGTTTATCCGCAGACGCGATTGCAGCCAATTCTGTTTCTACGACAATGTTTCAGTACTTGAAAGTCATAACAATCGGGGAAGCTTCAGCATCTGCTGTATTAATCGGAACAACGATCGGGGAAAACAAAGGAACTACAAAAGTAAAAGAATACAGTAAAACACTGCAAGTTATTTATCTGATCATAGGAAGCGTTCTTGGAATCAGCCTGTTTTTCTTAAGGATTCCATTGTTATCTCTCTATGATCTGACACAAAATGCATATCAAATGGCAGACCAGATTCTGATCATTTTATCCATCGTGATGGTTGGTATGTCATACCAGATGCCAACAGGAATTGGTATTATCAAAGGCGGTGGCGACGTAAAATATATGATGTATCTGAATCTGATCTCAACCTGGGCGATCGTGATGCCGCTTTCATTTTTAGGGGCATTTGTATGGAAATTGCCAGTACCGATGGTTGTGTTATTGCTGAATTCAGATCAGTTGTTTAAGTGTATACCAACGTATCTGTATGTGAAGAAGGATAAGTGGATCAAGGTTTTGGTTTGATGATCAATACCTTGCCATTTGCAGATTCAAATGATAAGATAATTGATAAAACAAAATCAATTGCAACACACTAAGGCAATGAAACTTCTATGAATAATCTAAAAATAACTGCATATACTCTTTCTTAAAGGAGAGTATGTGACATTGAAGAAGAAAATAGAAATCGCAGTCATCCTATGTTCCATCGGCATCTGCAGCTTTGGACAAAATGTCTTCGCAGGAGAATTTCTAAGATTACCAGCCCAAACCAATGCCAAAGTAGAACAAGTGGTGCAGACAAGACTTTTGGAAGAACAAAGAGCGTACCTTATGCAGGCACAGCTTATGACGAAAGTCAATTTAGAACAACAGATTAAAGACAAACCCGTCTATATTCCAAAAACAAAGCATGTAGTCACCCAAAGAGAACGATCGATTCTTGAGAGGATCGTGGAAGCAGAAGCAACCGATAAAGATGAAAAAAGCAAGATACTTGTAGCAAATGTAATTTTAAACCGTGTAAGAAGTAAAGAATTTCCAAATTCAATTGAATCCGTTGTGTTTCAAAGAGCCTATGGAAAAGTCCAGTTTTCACCGACAGCAGATGGGAGATATGAATCTGTTCGTATCACAAAGAGTACGAAAAGAAGTGTAAAAAAAGCATTAGAAGATGGAATCGACTATTCCGAAGGAGCTTTGTATTTCGTAGAAAAAACAATGGCAAATCCCAAAAATGTTTCATGGTTTGATGAGGCACTTACCAGATTGTTTACCTATCAAGGACATTCTTTTTACAAATAATGCTTGACAAGGAAAGATAAAAGTATTATGATTTTAAACAAATAGAAAAGAAACCGTTGAGAAAGAGTAGTAAGCAGGATTAGAATGATTCAAAGAGAGCTGCAGGTGGTGAGATTGTAGTATGATTTCCCTGGTGAATGGACTTTCGAGGGTGATTTTGAAAGTAACAAGTAGGAATCGCCGGGCACCCGACCCGTTATCAGAGTGGGCATATATGATAGTATATGATTTAAGTGGACACACCTAGTGTCAATTTGAGTGGTACCGCGGATAATTCGCCTCAAGCATATTTGCTTGGGGCTTTTCTTTTTTTCTATTTGAAGAAACGTACAACTTAAATAAAAAGGAGAAAAAATTATGAGAACAATGAAAAAAGTATTAGCAGCAGGATTAACAGCAGTTATGGCAATGTCATTAATGGTTGGATGTGGAAGCAAGAAAGATGACAGTTCGTCTAAAACATATAACTTAGGAATCATCCAGTTTGCAGAACATGGTTCTCTTGATAACTGCCGCAAAGGATTTTTAAAAGGTTTAGAATCTGAAGGTATCAAAGAAGGAGAAAACTTAAAGATTACATACAAAAACTCACAGGCAGATACAGCCACAGATAACCAGATCGCATCAAACTTTGCATCAAAGAAATTAGATATGATCTGTGCGATTGCAACACCAAGTGCACAGAGTGCATACAATGCAACAAAAGACAGTGATATCCCAGTTGTTTATACAGCTGTTACATCACCAAAAGCTGCAGGATTTGTAGATAAAGAAGGAAAAGTAGAAAAATGGAAACTGAAAACCATTACTGCAGATGAAAACGATGCAATAAGAAAACAATGCTATAAACAAGTTCAAGTAGGAAAAAGAATGAAACAAGAATTTGATACTGTAAAATATTTAGAATTATTAGCTGATAAATGTGTTGTTTATCCGGATTTGCATAATGTTGAATTACAAGATTTCTATAATGAAATGGATTCAATAAAATTGTTGAAAAAACATTTATTAAACCCAGGAGAATATGATGATTTAATGCAAGAAATACAAGAAATAAATGGATATAGTTTAGATGATGCGGTTGAAGAAGCAAAAAACTAATTAATGAAGGCGAGAGTGAGGCTGTATATGCACATTTTTGCCTTCAAAAACTTCATAAATTTCCGCATGAATTTCTAAATCTTCCGTTTAAAGAAAAGGCTTTTGTTATTGCATCTGTTCAAATAAGAGCAGAAAATGAAAAAGAAGAAGCCAATAAAATTAAAAAGAAATAATCTTATTTTTCTAAAAGGAGGAAAATATGGCTACTATAAAAAGTTCAATAGTGGTACAAGATATGGCTTCCTCTGTATTTGCAAAAATACATTCTAATGTAAGTAAAACAACAGCAGGATTTAAAAACTTGAATAGTGAAATGTCAAACGCTCCAACAAAAGCAATAAATAATGCTGAAAGGTTAAATGCATCGGCAGTAAAAACTGAATTAGCATATCAAGCAGAGTTACAGGTTCTGAGACAAGTTGAATCTGAAGCTAAAAAGATTATTGCAGCAGAAGGAACACAAAGTGCAAAAGCACAAGATTTAATTTCTAGTGTGGTTGAACAGAGAAGATTAGTAGAAGGTTTAAAGAAAGATTATGATAATGTTTCTAGTAGTATTAAAAATTCTCAAAATAGTCAGGAAAGCTTTAATAATAGTGTGAAAAAGACACAGGTAAACCAAGAGAGACTAAATAATAGTATAAAAAATTCACAAGAAAATCAAGATAAATTTAGTAATAGTATAAACACATCATATAGTAATGGAAATAAACTTCTTTCTACTATAAAAAAAGTTGCATTAGCAGTTGGTGGTATATCTGCAATAAAGGGATTGCTTAATTTGTCAGATGAAATGACAAATAATAAAGCAAGATTAAATTTGATTGTAGATGATGGTGGTAGTGTAGAAGCATTACAAAATTTCGTATCTGCAATGAATGCTAGGGCTTCATATCAGACTACTACAGATATTATTACAAAGCTAGGTTTACAGGCCGGCAAGGCATTTAAAGGAAATGATGAATTAATTGCGTTTGCGGAACAATTAAATAAAACATTTGCAATATCCGGAACTGAAGCAACAGGAATAGAATCTACAATGTATAACCTAACACAAGCATTATCAACAGGTGTACTTAGAGGGCAAGATTTAAATGCGGTATTTTCAAATGCTCCGCAAATAGTTCAAAATATTGCAGATTATTTAAATGTTCCAATTGGTAAGATTCGTGATATGGCAGCGGATGGAAAGATTAGTGCACAAATTGTTAAAAATGCTATGCTAAAAGCTGCAGATGAAACAAATGCAAAATTCAATAAAATGCCAATGACTTGGAATCAAGTTTTTACTAAAATGAAAAATATTGCAATAAAAGCATTGGATCCGGTACTTAATAAAATAAATGCATTAGCAAATAATCAGCAAGTGCAAGAAATGTTTAATATGTTTATAAACGGTGCTAGTTTAGCAGCACAGGCAATATTAAACTTAATAGAAGGTATATCATGGTTGTTAAGTGTATTAGAACCGGTAGCACCAGTTATACTTGGATTAGTAGGAGCCTATGTTGGATTTAATATAGTCTCAATGATTGCAAGTGGACTTTTAGGTATGTTGTCAATAGCACATGGAATAGCAGGAGCAGCTGAAATGTTACATTCTGGGCAAACTATGGCAGCAACTGCTGCACAATGGGGGTTGAATTCTGCATTATTAGCCTGTCCAATTACTTGGATTGTGATTTTAATAATGGCCTTAATTGTTGCACTAACATATTTATGGTTTACTAATGACAAAGTGGCATACGGAATACTTTATGTTTGGG